ATTGTGGTCTATCCCACCGTCTATAGACGGTTAGAGGTATCGGCGTACCGGCTCTAACCAATAAGTAAGGAGGGGAATCGAACCCCTCCCAGTGTCACCAGATTACTTCTTGTATTCAACACCGCGATAGCGAAGCGCATCAACACGATAACGCTCAGCACGACGACGTTGTGATTCAAGGAAACGAATAAGATTGATAGACATAGTTCGTACAAGATAAACCTAGCCCCCGTTCCATGACTAGGTAACATGCGACCCGAAGGTTGAACGTACGAATTAACTATTTTTTCTTCTTTTTAGAGAAGCTGTTGTATTCTTGTCGAAGAGCCTCAAGCTCTTTTTTATTTTTTTCAGTAGGGTTCCGAAGAACCTGTGCTGCTTTGTTATTCATTTCACGACGTACTTGCATAGCAGTACGTTGTTTTCCACCCAAACCAAACATAATGTTAACCAATAGTAGGAGCAGTAAGAGCCACAGGAGTGGACTCAGTTGACGCCAAATCAAGCGGGAAGTTGTGGGCATTCCGTTCATGCATCACCTCAAAACCAAGGTTAGCACGGTTAAGAATGTCAGCCCAAGTATTAATGGTATGACCTTGACGATCAATAATAGATTGATTAAAATTGAATCCATTCAAGTTAAACGCCATAGTACTGACGCCAAGAGAAGTGAACCAAATCCCCACAACGGGCCAAGCGGCAAGAAAGAAATGCAGAGAACGGCTATTATTAAACGACGCATATTGGAAGATAAGCCGTCCAAAGTAACCATGCGCTGCAACAATGTTATAAGTCTCTTCCTCTTGACCGAACTTGTAACCATAGTTCTGGCTTTCATTTTCAGTCGTTTCACGCACAAGAGAAGAGGTGACAAGACTACCATGCATAGCTGAGAACAACGACCCACCAAATACGCCGGCAACACCAAGCATATGGAAAGGATGCATAAGAATGTTATGTTCAGCCTGGAAGACCAACATGAAGTTGAACGTACCGGAAATGCCAAGAGGCATTCCATCTGAAAAAGAACCTTGCCCAAATGGGTAGACAAGGAAGACTGCAGTCGCTGCAGCCACAGGGGCAGAGTAAGCAACAAAGATCCAGGGCCTCATCCCAAGTCGGTACGAAAGTTCCCATTCGCGTCCCAGGTAAGAGAAGATACCGATAAGGAAGTGGAACACGACAAGCTGATAGGGTCCACCATTGTAGAGCCACTCGTCAAGGGTATTGGCTTCCCAGATCGAATACAAATGTAGTCCAATTGCGTTACTGCTAGGCACGACGGCACCAGAGATGATGTTGTTGCCATACAAAAGAGAGCCAGAAACAGGTTCACGAATGCCATCAATGTCTACCGGAGGGGCAGCAATGAAAGCGACAATAAAACAGGTGGTAGCTGCGAGAAGACATGGAATCATCAACACACCAAACCACCCAACATAAAGACGATTGTTAGTCGAAGTCACCCAGTTACAAAACTGATCCCAGGTTGACTCCTGACGGGTAAGTACAGAAGTTGCCATAAAAAATTTTAGTTAGAAATTGCCGACCCACCCACCACATATTTAATTTATCAGAAGGCGTACTTTACACCAGCCTTGGTGCCATAGGAATTGACATCATCAAAGGCGGCAGAAAGTTCACCATACACAGACACTTTCTCAGAAGCGTTGACGGAACCACCAAGCTTGCCAGTAAAGATGGTGTCAGATTCACCACCGTCAGGCACGACCACAGAAGGACCGCCTTGGAGGTACCAGCTACCAACTTTACCAGAACCTTCAACACCAACATGGAAGTCAGTGGTGTGACCTTGGAAGTCAGAGCCGACGAAGCCAGCGTTGTTTTCAACGTTCACGTAAGGACCAGCAATAGCAGCACCGTGTGCCATGCCGAGGAGGAGACCGGAAGCGATAATAGATTTCATTGTAGTTTGTTTAAAAAAGAATAAGTGTACTGTGTGCGATTACCATAAATACCCCAACCTAACCAATACCAGGCGTGGTTCATGTAGTAATCAACTGTTTGGTGATTGTTTTGAAATGCATAAAGATCATTCCTGAACTGCATTTCATTAATCATGTAGCGTGTTTGCCCCTCCAACGAGGATGGGTCACAACGCCATTGTTTGCAGAATGTACCCAATCCATCATAACGATGTTGGGAAGTCCATTGTATGAGCCCGTAGCCACCTCTCAGGCACTGATCGTAGGGCACGATAGCCCCACCCTCACATACCTTAGGGCGGAAGTGGGACTCTTGTTCGATGTTGCCCATGATCACAGCCAGGGCAGTTTTGTCAGTAACTTCAGCACGAGTCTGCAGTTGCTCTAACACATACTGTTGAGCTGGCGTGCAATCAGGACAAGTAATCATTTTTTCTTAGCAGTTTTAGCAGCTCGTTTGAAGTTAGCTGCGGTGGGAGCACCGGCGCTGCCAGGCTTCCGCATCTTTTCTCCCGAACCTTTTTTAATACGCATTCGTTTTGCGTGGATGTTAGCGTAAAGACCTTTTGGCACTACCAAACTCCGGGGATAATTTGACCAGTTAGTGCGTACGCTCCAAGCGCAGCCATCACACCCAGCATAGCCAGGCGACCGTTAAGCATCTCAGCTTTTTCGTTGTGAGTCACAGTGTAGTTGTCGTCAGTGTACATGGTGGGTTCTTTAGCAAAGAGGTTTTGTTGTCCGCGATCGTTGGTGGTAACAGTCATCAGAATTGAACGTCAGAGTTTTCAAGTTTACGCATAACCTCTTGGCGGTATGCAGGATCCCGATCATAACGAGGATCAGCCATTGCTTGTACTAGTTCCTGTTGACTACGGAACCCACTTGAACTATCAGGTGCAGTGCGACCAGTCAACAACTGACCATCTTCACCTACCTGATTAGAGTACTCATTAAACAATGCTTGAACAGCAAAGAAAACAGAATTAGGATCTCCTCTATCCATGACAGAATCATACATAGCAACCTCCTCTGGGGAAAGGTTCTGACCTGCCCAATCAATCATGGACTTGTATGCAGCCTTACCTCCAACCATCTCAAACAAGGCATCAGCCTGAGCTTGAGAAAGAGTTTCTTGAGAAGAGTCTTCATCTACTTCGTTGTCTTCTTCGACTGACTCTTGTTCTGCTGGCTCGCCTTCGTCTTCGGTGGTTTGTACTTCATCACGTGGCTCTCCAAGCTTAGTTTGTAGTTCAAGATATGCTTTTTCTAACTCGCTTTGATCTTTGAACTTACCAGCGAGTAGCGGTTGCTCTCCACCCTCAAGAGACTCAGCAACCTGCAGGGAGTCTTGCTCATCAGCATTAAATTCTGGCTGATCAGCAGGTGTTTCATTCATCGTAAGTGTTTCACTCATGCTGTTGGTGGTTGTGGTGGTTCAGGAATTTGTGTTTGTTCTTGTTGCGCCATTTGCATGGCAGCTTGTTCACGCTTTTGTTCAACAGCAGCCAGCTGTGGTGCTTGTTGTTGCGCTAGCATCTGTTGCTCTTGTTGAGCAGCAGCTTCACTTTGAGCTTGGAGTTCATCCATACTCTTTACAAGGTTTAGTACATCAATACCAGAGGCAGCTGCCAATCGTTTGATGACTTCATCAGTGTTGATGTATTGTGAAATAGCTTCAGGACCAATAGTTTGTGCAATGACAGTAAGGAACTGACTAAGGCTTTCACGATCTTGACCACGACCAAGGGCATTGATGCCTGCAACAATAGTAGGGCGTACAATATCACCTTTAGGTAGGCGTGGAATCTCACCAGTTTTCTGTGCTACAGAAAGCTTACGGTTAAGATACGGGACAAGAAACTCAACAGTCAACAAAGAGAACAATCCTCCAAGTTGTTGTTCAAGTTCTAGTTGTGTCATCCTAACTTCTTCTGCGGTGGTACGCTCCGAATCCCTAACGTTAAGGATAAGGAATGCCTCACTCAAACGTTGAGTCAGTGACCCGATCATTTGATAAGCAGTTTGGAAGTCAGCTGTCTTACCAACCTGCACCACACCAATGTCATCAGGGCGTCCCTGGATGATAGCACCGTTACCTGCCTTGGCAAGGGTAGCGGGCTTGGTGGTGGAGCTTGGGCTGACAGTAAACACTACCTTAGCAGCTGCTGCGCTGCCTTCAACCACTGCTTGTGACAGTGCTTCAAGTGACTTCAGGTCTCCGATGAACTCTTCGACCCTACCACGTCCATAGACTTCTCCGTCCACGTGGTTAAAGCGTAGCACAAGCCAGGGGTTTGCGTCAAGAGGCGCCTTGCCCATAGACTTGGGTAGGATCTTGTCGTACACCTCTTGGTGCCAGATCCATCTGTTGTTATCTAGTACGACGTGTGTATAAATATCACATTCATCATCTCGACCGGATGAATCGTCTACTAGTTTTGTGTAATCTTCTTGTTTAAAATCTGGGTAAAATTTTTTCAGTAATTTTTTCGAGATTGTTTCTTTTGTTACAATTTCAATAACATTACCGTTCCCATCTCTGTCTACAACATAACGGTTAAGGGGATAAAGCTTAAGCCCATCCTTACCCATGTAGATAAGAGCATTACCAGCTACTACAAGATGCTTCAATGCTTGGTGCACAACAACACGATCACCCGAAGACGCAATGGCTTCCATGATTGTGCGTTCTACTTTAGCAAACGACAAGTCAAGCTCAGACCGAATTTCTGGACCTAATTCTTGTGGAAGATTAATATCATTCACCTGTAGTTTAAAGAAACTAGTTTGTGGTGGCAGCAATGCAAGCATAAGTTTACTTGCAAGTGTCACCACACCTTTAGCTCCTGTTGATTGCCACGGTGTAGGAAGTTTAAGAGCACCTTTTGTAAAGTGCTCATCTTCACGAATAAGATAAGGTAGAGTTAGATCTGCTGCTTGTCTGGCACTGTTTAGAAACTGCGAACGGTCCGAAGACAATCTGTCATAACGAGATTTAGCAGTCATTAGAGATTAACCATTCCGGGTTTAGTACTACCAGCAGTTCCGCCAAGTCCTTTATAGGCTTTAGCAGAACCAGCAATATTAAATTGCTTCTTACGCTTTTTGAACATGCCAGTACCAGTTGCAGTATCTGCAGTTGGTTGTACTTGCAGGCTAGCAGTTTGTCCAGCACGTTGCTGATTAGCAGCCGTGATTTGCTCACGTTGTATACGTGCAGCCTCAGCTTGTGCGTACTCATCACGCATGGCTTGCTCACGTTCTGCCGCTTGCGTCATGTATTCTTGTTGTTGAATACGGAACTGTTCAGCTTGTTTAGTACGCTGTTCCTCTGCAATACGCATTTGTTCTGCAATCATTGCAGTCTCACGAGCTGCTTGCTCTTTAGCAATCTGTAGCTGTTCACGAATAGCACGTGCTTGGTCTCTGGCTTTCTGTTTTTCCTTCTGCCTTTTTTTCTTTGCTTTACGGCGTGATTCTTTGCTCATTGGTTTTCATCCATATAGTTTATGACCCATTCAACGACACTCCGCTGACCAGATCTGTACATAATCTTTTCAATTGTATCTTCGGGTGAAGGGTTAGCGGGTGGAAAGGTTTCTTCAAGCTTAGCAAGCATAGCATTAGCTGTCATGCCACGCACATCAAGAAGATTTAAATCAGGCATATTGTGGTAGGTTTACGTTTGAGTGCTCAAAGAATGCAGGCATTCGGGCGGATTTAGTTGCCGACAATTCGGGCGCCTTACCCTCATACATTAGTCGGTCACTAGAATCCAACCAAAATTTTTTGTCCAAATATTTGTCCTGAGTATTTACACCTAGTGGTTGCATTACCCAGTTGATCGTTGCTTTGCGGAGTTTATCCAAGGACGGCGAGATCTCAAGCCCCAACTCTTTGCATACGAGAGAGTTCGTTGCCACGTGGATCTGTTCGTCCCTGCTGATGTCGGCACTGACTGTACGCATTCCAGCATCACCGTTAAAGCGGAAGAATGGTAGAAGAACGAAGAAAATTGCACGTTCGGCAACCATTGCCTTGGTGATCGTGTGATCAGGATGCGCAATCCACGCTTTTTGTAGCGCCAACGCTTCTTTCTCAGCTTGTTCATCCACTCCGTAAGCATTGGCAATGTAACCCAAAGCGACATCGTGGTTTTCTTCGTCTGTGACGTTGGATTTAAGTAACTCGCGTGCCGCAAGTGGAACATTTTTTTCAAGCGCATCACTGATAAAATCTCCCACAGGCAGTTCCATATGTCGCAATGCAAGTGCACGGTGGATCGCTGCTTCCGAGCCTTCTTTGCAGATAC